AATAGAACCATCAGATACCCCGTCATTATTTCCCGTTAAATTCATTAAATTATATGTCCATCCATCAACTCCTGCACTAAAATCACTTTGATAAACAGGTATCTGACTTGCTCCCTGATACTTATAGGGGACGCCGTGCATCATTATTTCCTGGATTTCGGATTGGGTAAGGGCGAGGTTGAACAGATAAACTTTATATATATTGCCTTTACACACATAACCACTATATTTGCCTATTTCGATTCGTCCATTATTGAAATCATACGAAGAATATGCAGAAATATTTCTATCTGGAGTAATCTCACTCCCATCTACAAAAAATTTCATCTTATCGTCTCTATCAAAAGTAGCAATATACCAATGTGTTTTTTCATCTAATGCTGCTTCAGCTCCTGTAATTCTTCCAGAAGTTCCTGCATATGAAAATACTGGAAAAATATAATTAGAAGAACGAATTATGATGGATAAAGTTAGAGGATCGTTCCAGCTCCCCGGAGAACCAACAAAAACAGGCGAACAGTAATCGCTCTTCTTTAAAAATTTTCCAAGCAACATAATAGAGTAATCTCCTTGGCCAGGCCTTGTATGTTCTGTATCGGCTATTAAGACATTTCCAGAATTCCCATCAAACCAATATCCAGCACCACGAGAGGCAAGGTCTATCAGGCTACGTTCATTTACAATTCTATTCCCAAGCATATTCAATTTATCCCGAGATACCGCAAACGGTAAATCATTTCCTTTCCCATCCTGGACTCTTTTATCCTCATCTGAAAGCTCGCCTTCTATATTCAAAATACCTTTGAACCAATCACGGAAATATTGCAAACTTCTATCTATTCCCATTGCTCACCTCACATATTTATGCTTCTTACATTTATATTTTGGCTTTCAATTGCCCATTCAGTTGTTTGCACTGTCCATTTTTCAGCATATACCTCGATTTCAAAATAGTATGTTTTCCCTTCGCTCAATTCATATCCTTCATATTCGCATTTCTCCCCTATGCACAAATTCGAAACTCCATTTTCATCAAGATTGTGTTGCACTCCCTCAAATTCAAATTTCCATCCCGTCTGATCCGCTGAGGAATCAATCACTATTGGATTGCTCATATCTTCACACTCAGATAGTTTTATTTGAAAATGCATATCACAGGGAGTGAAATACGACTCTGGGATAATAAATTGAAATTTCGGGCTTTCATCTGCTGTATATGATTTTGGACATATAATATTCTGAACCTTCGGCTTCAAGTCTACAATAAATGCGCTCGATATTTGTTCATCATCATTTTGCTCTGCTGCATCCTGCACCTGAATCTTGAACATTACATTTTCATATCTTTCCATCTCAAGGTCTTTGTATGCATTCCATTTGATTATATGTCTTTTCCACCGTACACCCGTTTCTACTATTTGATTTTTCCCCCATCCAGATGAATCCAGATCCGCATCAAACCAGGTATTCCCAGAATCTACCGAATACCTCGCCAAAACCAATTTTGCAGTGCCAAGTTCAGGATCCATAACATCCACATATACATATACCTGCCCCTGAACTTGCTGAACTCCTGCAATCCGTGATTTTATAGCTGATTTGGTTATTTCAAATTTATATGCCATTTATTTCATCACAAGCTCAAAATGCACCAAATCATCAAATTTGTTATCCCTCAATCGCGTATCCATATTCCAGTCACCACCCCAGCGAACTTTTATTCCCATCTGACTTGCCACACCCAGTACGAAACCGCCGAAAAATATGAATCGCTCACGGCCTCTCCAGTCAATCGGATATGGTGCTACGTCTACAGCGAGAGAAGGAAGCAGATTATGCTTGCTATGTAGCACTTTAGTTTTCCCTTCCTGGTAGAGTTTCTTCTGTTCTTCTTCTGATCTGTGTCCACACAAAACCGTACAATCGAAGTGCTTTATCACTTCCAGGAAGAGCATCACCAGATGATGATGACATGTTTCGAGTCTCGCAAGTGACCTCTTGCTGAAAGCTGGCATTACTTACCCCTCGTATTTTTTGCCTCTTTTATACCCATTTTCCTTTTCAATTCTTTTAGCCAAATATCATCAAGCTTATTTTTCGTTGAAGCTACCAGCTTTTCGGCTATCATCAAAAATAATCTTTTCAGCACAGCTTCCGAAAGTGCCGCCTGAATCACGAGCTTCCATATATCTCGGAGCCCGGGAATATAGAAGCTTGCTATTATTATTCCTATCGCAAGCACTATATACAAAATCAAATTCCAATCCATTTTAACCTCCTCTCAAGTATCGCCCCGGGGACCCCGGGATCCCCGGAGCTTTTTCTGGCTTCATCTATCACTCATCGTGGCCATCACGATTCAGTTATCAAATCACTTATCGATTGATCGAAAGTCCCTGATTTATATATCCTGATTTTTGTTTTTCCACCATCTATGACAGCACTTACCAGATCAGGAGAGGATATCGAAAGAGTTCTATTCTTCTTTTGAAGATTTATTTCCACCGTTGCAATATCAGTCGTATTTACAGTTTCTATTTTCTGAAGATCTACCTCAGAAAATGTCACCTCAATCGTCAGATCAATTCCTGTTTTATGTCTATCTTTCGATCCATCTTCCAGCTCTTTTTCAGCTATTATTTCATCATATTTGAAATCCATTACATCTGTATCTTTACAGGAAACCGAATATACTTCTGTTGATGTCTCATCTTCCAATGTCAAGGTAAACGGGCCATTAATTGATTTTGCTACAAAAGACATTTTTATCCTCCTATCCAATCATATACGTTATTTTTAAACTCAAATAGAATGGAATACCAAAATACTTCATTAACAATCCCCTCATATGAAATCCTTTTCGGATATATGTACCAGCTATCCTGCAAACGAAATCCCGTCATTGCCTGTATAATCTTTTCAATATACTGGTACGCTCCACGATGACCTTTCAGTTTCGATACCCCTACAAAAATCGCAAACTGATTTGCACATTCAGAAAGATCAATCTCATCTCCTTCTGGATTTTCAAATTCAGCACCACCAAATATCACCAGAATTATAGCTCTTTTCCCAACCTTATATTTTTTCGATAGATCTGCCTCACCCGAAAAGGATTCAACATATACCCTGGATATTTGTGATTTCAGTTTGGAAATTATCGTATTTTCAATTTCCTCAATCATCTCAACCTTTCAAAAAACCCTTTTTAAAAAGTGTTTAATGGCTTTCAATTTTGTTTAACTCATTTTTCATATACATATATACCCACACGCCAAAAATCATTTCTTATTCTGGCTCTGAGACGCTTTTTCTGTTTCAGATTCACCAGATTGTTTCTTATTTGTTCTTGGCCTCTTTTTAATATCGGACGCTTCTCTATAACCAAGAGATTTCAATTTCGGCACCATATTTTTATCCACAAATATTGTCGTATCGTACGGCGTTATCATTTTTACTTTCATATTAGCCTCATAGATTTTCTATATCATTGATTTTAAAAATCCTCTCATCGAGAGTCTTCCCGGCTTGATATACCCCATCTTCTTCAACAACCAGCACTCCTATCGAAATATTCCCCTTTGCAATATCTTCCAGCATCTTAATTTGATTTTTATACCGATTTTCAATCTCTTCTGGTATTTCATCACTTCTTGAGTACAGCCAGTATATTGCCAGGTCAACAGCTATCCTTTTAATTATCTCGGGAATTGGATCCAGTGGTACCTGATATTTCTTCCCGACATATCCATCAATAATATCCTGAGCATATTCAATCGCTTCATTAACTATATTCTCATCATATTCACCATCGCCATCATCATCGGATAGCTGTGTCAAATCCTCAAGAGAAATCCTCTTGATGAGATCATCAATTGAACAATACATATTTCGCCTATTTCAATTATGGAATTATTATACCTTTCAATCTTGCAAGTGCTTTCGTATTCAGTACAACAGGACAGACATCCATCTCAATCATATCAACATAGAAGTTTTCCACAACCCCAAGATCCTTATGCTCAAGCCCAACATTTGTTGCAATGGTTACATCAGCTCTTGCACCAAATCGAACAGCATATATCGAAGTACAATTTGTTGAGCTCCCAACAGTCTCATCATGAGAAAGAACTCTATTACCATCTTTATCATATCCAGCAGATCGTATAGGAACCTCATTGTACAGAGGAATCTTTTTCCCGAATTCGTTTACTTCATATCTGATATATTCCCTTGCAATGGAAGTCAATCTCGAAAGTACAAGAGAATCCATATATATCACCTCAGCTCCACCATCAACCGATTCAATCAACTGATCTAAAAGCTCTAAGAATTTTTGCTGAGCCTGCTTTGCTGTATTATCATTTCCAGTTACAACTTCAAGACCGTTTGTACCGGCTGTGATTACCTGGCCAGAATCAACAAGTTTTGCTATCCCATCAAATTGTTTTGAATCAACATTCGAATCGCCCTTGAAGAAATAATACTGAAACTGTTTTGCCATATTCTGAACAAAATTAATCATTTCCAGAGTTCTGACAGAATCTACATCCTGGCCTCTTCTCTCATGTGCAATATCAACTTTTATCTTATCACCGAAGATTTTCAGATTAACAGTTCCAAAATCTGGTGAAGCTGTCACACCAGTATAATCATTATCAAGTGCCCTGAAATCTCCACCAGAAGCACTTGCTGCTTTCCTTGGGCTATCAGCATTTCCAGTTACAGGATAGAATTTCGCAAATTCCAGAACTGTGGATTTTTTTACCATCTCACGAATTAATTCTTGAGTTATAGTGTCTTTCGAAGATATTTCCCAGAGATACATTTTATTCTCCTCCTCTCAATGCATTCTTGATTCTTACAAATGGACTTGCACTTTTATCTTTGCCATCTTCTTTTGTCTGAAATTCTCTGAATTCAATACGCTTTGGAAGGCTCTTTAAAAAGGCTTTAAAGTCCTCTATCAATGGCCTTTTAACAGTCTTATCTCCTTCTGAAAATTCATATTCCACACCATCCATATTTTCCATGAACATCAATACTTTTTCCTTTTCCTTTGGCATTACTTTACCAGCCGAAACCAGACCATCAATGAATTCATTATACTCTTTCTTTCTGGCTTCCTCTTCAATCTTTGCAATTTTCTCTCGAAGGTCCTTAATCTCTTTCTCTTTCGCTTTGATCTGTTCAGAAAACTCAGCAGGGATATCCTTTTTCTCTTTTTCAAGCTCCTTAATTTTCTCTTCATATTCCTTGATCTTTTCAGCAAAAGAAGAGCTTTCCTTTTCTTTTTCATCAAGCTTTTTCCGAAGCTCTTCTATTTGCTTTCGAAGTTTCTCAATCTCACCCATTTCAAATCCTCCATCTTTTAATTCATTGAAATTTATGTTGTGCTCTTCAGCCCATTTTTTGGCTGTATCTGGAAGGCATCTTGTCCACCCATATTTTTTTGCAATCCTTATTATATTTCTTCGAACTTCATCAGGATTATCTGCATGCCCTGCAAGTCTCCAGGCATCATTTACATCTGAACAAGAAGCTATAGGGAATGTATTATTTGGACCTGCAAATTCACCCTTTATTTTTCCTTCTTCCAGCTTTTTCCTTTCTTCTGTTGTCCATTCCCGAAATTCGTATTGAGTATATTCGGAATCTGAAAATTGTGCTGGCTTCAAACCCTTTATCGCCGGCGGCATCCCACCCAAAAATCCTATATGTCGCAAAACCAGATCTGGATAGAGAGAAATAGAAACTTTTTTATAAATACCGCTTTTTACCCAATCCATAAATTCTTTCACCGTGGGTTTTATTTTAGCCCAGAGCGATTTTCCTCTTTTTTCAAGCTTTTCAACCCAGCCATATGCAGGTGAATCATCTTTCGGATGCCCGATTACAACCGGTGCTTCGTGATATTCAGGATCATATTTTTCAACAATTCTATCAAGATCATCCTCTGTCCATTCTCTCTCTCTTCCCTGAGAGTCAATCCATTTCCCGGTTTTAAATACTTCAACCCACATCTTACACCTCAATTTACACTTTTATGTTATATCTTTAATTTTTCATATTCTACTAAACCGTTTATAAAAATATTTATAAAAATATTTAGTAGAATATGAAATATTTAGGAAGTAAGCTAAAGTGTAAAAGAGGGTATTTGGAATGGATACAATTGGAATCGTTGAGCTCGTAAAAGTAATCGGCTTCCCGGCCGTAATTTTCGTTATATGGTATATAACTCAGAAATCGAACGATGAAAAGTGGAAATCAATTTTTGATGAAATCAAACAGACTAATCAGAATTACTATAATCTTCTAACCAAACAAACCGATATTCTCGATTACCATACTCAACTACTCATAAAAATCGATCAAAAACTTTCAAAAAAGAGGAAAAGGGAGATAGTAAATGAGTGAAATACTCTTGCTTAGGGGTAAATTACAGCAACTAAAAAAAGAGAAAAATGAGATAGAATTACAGGCCCAGGGGTTGATTTTTCTTATCAGACAGAGATTGAATCCATACATAGTCACATTTGAAAATATGGAAATTGAAGAAGCTCAAGTGAACATAAATAAACTCCATGAACTCCAGGAAAAATTAAAAGCACTAAACAAAGAAATAGAAAAAATAGAAGCTGAGATCAATGGCTAAAAAGCATATTTATTATGAACTTGCCGAGAAAAAATATGTATATGACCAGAAATCAATAGAAGAAATTTCAAAAGAAATTGACGTTTCTATCCGAACACTTCAATACTGGAAAGCTGAAGGGCACTGGGACGAAAAAAGATCAAATTTCATTAATACCAGAATGTCCTTTCACGAGGAATTATACGGTTTTGCAAGAATGTATCTCAATGGAATTATGCAGGATATTAAAGAAGGCAAGGAAATATCCAACAAAAGGCTTGAGTTTCTTGGGAAAATTTTACAATACCTGAAATACATCAAAGAATATGAAGATATCCAGAAAAAACCAGAAGAGGAAAGGAAGGATTTGAAAGAAATCATTGAAATCGTTGAAAAAGAGATTCTTGGAATTAAATAAATGCCAGAATATTTTTTGCCATATCAAAATAGATGGCTTCTTGATGAATCCCAGATCAAAATATGGGAAAAATCACGCCGTATAGGTGCAACATACGTCCAGAGCTACGAAGATGTCAGAGATTGCGTGAAGAAAAAAGTCCCTGCCGTCTGGTTTTCTTCAGCCGATGAAACAGCAGCTCGTGAATATATCGAATATTGTAAAATCTGGACTAAATTATTCCACACCACAGCCGAATTCCTCGGGGCCCAGGTAATTGATTCCGAGAGAAATATTAAAACCTTTGTTATTGAGTTTTCGAATGGGACAAAAATTTACGCTTTAAGTTCTAACCCAAAAGCCTTCAGATCGAAAGGCGGAAAAGTTGTTCTTGATGAATTTGCACATCACGATAACCCTATGGATATGTGGAGAGCAGCAAAACCGGTAACCACATGGGGTTTTCCTCTAAGAATTCTTTCAACTCATAACGGTAAATCATCTCTTTTCTATCATTTCATAGAAGCTGTCAAAAATAAAAAACTCAACTGGTCACATCACTACACTGATATATATACAGCTGTCGAAGAAGGCCTTGTAGATAAAATATATCAACGCAAAACCACCCGAAGAGAAAAAGAAGAATGGATTCAAGAACAAAGAGAAAACTGTTTTGATGAAAATACATGGCTCCAGGAATATTGCTGCCAGCCAATAGATGAAGCCTCTGCATTTCTTACATACGAGATGATAACAGCATGTGAAAAATATGATCTGAATATTCCACTTGACCAAATCACCGGCGATCTATATATCGGAATGGATATAGGACGTAAAAAACACCTCTCTGTTATCTGGGTCCTGGAAAAAATAGGCGATATAAAATTCACAAGAAAAGTCCATGTTATAGAAAAAGCGCCTTTTCACGCTCAAAGAGAAATCCTCTTTCAGTATCTCTCACATCCAAAATTCAGACGTGCCTGCATAGATGCAACTGGACTCGGTATGCAGCTTGCCGAAGAAGCACAGCTTGCATTCGGAAAATATCACGTTGAAGCCGTGACTTTTTCCCCAAAAGTGAAAGAAGAGCTCGCATATCCATTACGAAGTGCTTTCGAGGATAAAACGATATTTATACCATCCGATCCAGAAATTAGAGAAGACCTGCATTCAGTTAGAAAAATAGTTACAGCCTCAGGGAATATTCGTTTTGATGTATCCTCAACAACAGATTCTCATGCCGATAGATTCTGGGCTCTTGCTTTAGCAAATCACGCAGCAAATGATCAATATGCAGGTCCAATATTTATTAAATCAGGAAGAAAAAGAGAAACCTATGATATTTTTAAAAATTGGTGAGGTATAAATGAAACTCTCTCAATTATTTCAGGAATTAGCCAAACCAAATAAATTCTCAAAAGTCCTTGAAATATTACCCGATCCCGATCCTGTTTTAACTAAACTTGGCAAATCATATTCAACATATAGAAAATTCGAAGATGATTATCAGGTCTGGACATGCATCAATTCCAGGAAAGCAGGTGTGAAAAGCCTCGAATGGGAAATTCAACCTGGCGAAGCTTCAAATCAATGCTTTGAATTTATCAAAGATCTATTTGAAAACGAGATCGATATATATGATATAATCTCGCAAATCCTGGATGCGCCATTTTATGGAAACTCACCAATTGAAATAGTATGGAAAAAAGAAAGTGGCTACATTATACCAGCCCGTATCGAAGAAAAACCACAGGAATGGTTTGTATTCGATGACAACAGGAAACTATATTTTAATCAAAACAATAAGAGGATAGAAATCCCTGAATATAAAATCCTCTATGTGGTCCATGAACCTAAATTCAGAAATCCCTACGGAGTAAAACTTTTCTCAAAAATATTCTGGCCATGGACATTTAAGAAAGGTGGTTACAAATTCTGGATGCTATTCCTTGAAAAATTTGGCATCCCCTGGGTACTCGGAAAACTTCCTCGTGGGAAACCTCAAGAAGAATATGATGATCTTTTCAATATGCTATCACAACTTGTTGAAGATTCAGTTGCAGTGATTCCTGATGATTCTTCTGTGGAAATAAAAGAAATCGAACAAAAAAGCGGTAGCTCTGCCTATGAAACCCTGATTAAGCTCGCCGATAATGCCATTGCGAAGGTTATCCTCGGCCAGACACTTACAACAGACATCGGAAATAAAGGCTCCTATGCCGCCGGGAAAGTTCATTATCTGGTTAGAAAAGATATCGTAGATTCAGATAAAAAACTTGTAGAGAAAACCATCAACAAACTCATCAAATGGATAGTTGATATAAATTTTGATTCAAAACCACCAAAATTTTATCTATACGAAGAAGAAGACGTTGATAAAAAACTTGCCGAAAGAGATGAGATACTCTCCAGAATAGGCGTAAAATTCACAAAAGAGTATTTCATCAAAAATTATGGATTTGCTGAAGAAGACATTGAAGTCCTGGGATCACAATTTGCCGAAAAAACTTATTTCAGAGATGATCCCATACTCGAATATATCTCAAATAAAACTTCTCAACCTGCATTCCTGCAAAATCTTTCAGAAAAAGTCTTGAAATCAACAATAAATATGATCAAAGGGGGACTCTCCTATACTGAAATCTTCGAGAAAATCGCTATAGAATACCCGAATCTGGATACCGATGAAATTGAGGCAATACTAAACAGAGCTATCTATATGGCCGAAATTTCAAGCATGAAATAATGGATATCTCATTTCTACTCAATAAAAAACCTGAAGAAATCATAAATTGGTTTAAATCCAAAGGATATAAAATCTCCTGGGACTGGTGGGAAGTCTGGCAGGAAGCACATGCAAAAGCCTTCACAGTCGCAAAAGTTATGAAAATGGACATCCTTCAGGATATACGGGAAATGGTTACCGAAGCTATGGAAAAAGGTATCCCCTTTAGCCAGTTCAAAAAAGAACTGGAACCCCGACTGAAAGCTAAAGGATGGTGGGGAAGAAGCTTTGAAGTAGATGAAGATGGCAATATCCGTAAAGTCTGGCTCGGAACCCCCTGGAGATTAAAAACCATCTTCCAGACAAATCTGCAAACTGCATACATGGCTGGAAGATATAAATCCATGCTGGAAAATGTCGATAAAAGACCATACTGGCAATATGTCGCTGTCCTGGATGCAAAAACAAGACCATCACATCGGATTTTACATGGAAAAGTATTCCGCTGGGACGATCCATTCTGGGATACCCACTTCCCGCCGAATGGTTTCAATTGTAGATGCCGGGTTAGAGCACTCTCCGAGAAAAATATCAAAGATAGAAACCTCAAAGTCGAAGATTCCCGGCCATACCTCGAAGAAATAGAACAAAAAATCTCACGCACAGGGGAAATTGTCAAAGCTGTCAAATATAAAGACCCGGTTACCGGGAAAGAAGTTATCCCCGATATTGGATGGAGCTATAACCCAGGGAAAGCAACTTTCAATGTTATTTTATCCAAATACAATCCAAAAATTGTTAAGCAATTCCTAAAAGAAATTCAAGATCCTGAAGCTAAAAAACTATTCATGATTACACAATTTAAATATGGAAATAGCCAGAATATCCCCACTGGATGGAAAAGTATAGGATTTAAAACTTTACCAGATCAATTTTTTGATAAGCTCAATAATAAGGTATCATTTATTATCAATAAAAAATCTCCACAATCATATTATTCACCTCATAAGGATAAAATTCAAATAGGCATAGGTAAACCAAGAAATTATCAAGAGCCGATTTTATCCTGGTTCAAAAAAAAGGTGGCTATACATGAATACAGTCATGCATTGCATTACCATACAAAATTAATAACTAATGATCAAGTTCACCCACGAATAGAAAGAGCTTTTACAATGGCCAAAAAACTCTTTGATGAGCTACCCCCAAATAAACAAGCTCTTTTCAAAAAAGAAAACTTTACAACAGTTCTATCTGAAATGAAGAAGACATTAAAATATAAATATACAGAAGAACAGATTTCTGAGATGACACTTACCACTTTTGATGTGGTTAAAGCATTAACAGACTCACGATTTGGATTGGGTCACGATAAAAATTACTTCAGAATTTTTAATTATCGATATGAAGAATTTTTTGCAAGTTCAGCCGAAATGTTCTTCCAAGAAAACCCCGTTATGAAAATTTTATTACCTGATATTTATAAAGAAATGTTAAAAATATGGACAGAAATGGAAGATTTTATCTAATCGTAAAAATAATCAAGAGGATAATCACGGGCTTCTTCAAAACCCTTTTTGGGTACTATTCTAATTATTCTACCCTTAGCGTTTTCAAGCATTTTTTTTGTAGCTTCAAATCCATATTGACAAGCATAAGCAAATATATCATCATACAGAATATCCTCAATAGTAATCTCAGGTGGATTTGCTTGCCGAAGATACTCGTTATCTTTATAGTAAAGATCCTTATTCTCTGCTATATACTTCTTTATAATTCTTTCGAGCTCTTCAAAATGATAAAAATCTTCTATCTTGTTCATATCACTCCTTTAATTATCAATTTAATTCCCATTAAAAAGGTTTTTAAATATGCCTGAAATCAAAATAAATATAGACTCAAAAACTTTCACAAAATTAATCAAAAAACTTAACAAAAAACTTGATCTCAGTCCTGTTATGCGTGATATCTCTCAATTTATGCTCGATTCCGTAGAGGAAAATTTCGAACAGGAAGGACGTCCTAAATGGAAACCCCTGAAATCTTCAACTATCAAACAACGAAAAAGAGAAGGCTACTGGCCCGGGAAAATTCTGCAACGTTCTGGTCAACTCGCATCCTCAATACAAACCGCCTATTCCAGAAATACCGCATCAGTCTTTACAAATAAACTTTACGCCGCTATTCATCAACTCGGTGGGAAAGCAGGCCGTAAACATTCCGCCAATATACCAGCAAGACCATATATGAAACTGCAAGACAGCGAAATTAAAGACATCGTTCAAATGATCTCTGACTATTTCAAAGACCTTTAAAATTATTATAATCAATTTTTAATCCTTAGTCAAATTCCTTATAAAATTCTCAGAAACCCCAAGCTCCTTGGCAATATCTCTGATATTTACCGATCCATTTTCCTGTAGCATCCTTTTCAAAACATTCTTATATCCATATCTCGGTATATACAAAACCATCCCGGATAAATTAAACATCAAATCTACTGTTTTTTCCAGCCCTATCACATCCGCAACAATTTTTAAATCATCTGTAAGATCTTCAACTCTAATATTCTCTTTAATCTTTTCTCTAATCATTGAACTCCCTTAATTGAATTTATCTTACATACTTTATGTAATATCTGCTTGTTGATCTGTTCACAACTTCATAATCAACACGCCCCGCCTTCTTTAAAAGACGCAATATGCGCAGTGCCGATCCCGGTGCTATGCGAATCCCAAAAGATCTAACATAATTTTCTAAATCCTCACCAACAAAACTTGTATTCTCTCTCTCTAAACAAAACTGCAAAACCAAATCCGATAAATTCCTTCGAACCCTTCGCAATTCCTTTGCCTGCTCTATTCTTTTCTTCTTTGCAAATGGATCCTCTATATATTGATCAATTCTTACCTTTACCATCCTTTTTCTCCTTCCTCTTAAATTTTATAGATACCTGCCTATCTATCCATATATAATCCATTAGTTTATTTACCATATCCTGACTCTTTTTTATCATTTTCTTAAGCAGCCCGGTTGCCTTATAGCTCTTCTTTTCAATAAAGAATTTGTCAAACTTATTACCGAGATCCTCTTTCAATTCCTCAACCTTCTCATCTACAATCCATTTATTTATCACACGCCTGACCGCAATATATCCATTATCCTCTATCCTTTCAACTCCCTTATTTCCCTTAAAATGTGCCTCAATCTCACCTTTCAGAAATTCAAGCCTGTTCTTCAAACGTTCAATTTCCTCTGTTATCTCAACTCCTTCCCTCAAAATGTCCCTTACTTCCATCTCACACCTCACTCAATGCCTTTCTAACCTTCCTCTTAATCTGATTAAGCTTATAATGCAAATAATCATTTTTAAACGACTCCACAACCGCTTCAGAACACCTCTTTATCACATCTTCTGTTGTGTAATTCTCAAGAACATATTGCAAAATTTCTTTATCCCTTTTTACATCAACCCTTTTTATTCCTAAGAACCTCATGATTACCTCCATTTATGTACTCTTCAACGAAAGTTCTAATGTTTTTTAAATTTTCTTTTCTTTTTCTCTTCTTAATACATCTGGGACATACTTTTTTGCACTTTCCATACCTCGGGAAATCGCTTAAATATCTCCATTGGTATGCATTATTATACCAATCTTCCCAGACCTTATCGCATGTTGGACATATATATATTCTTTCCTCACTCAATTTCCCACCCTCTCAGGTTTTTTCATGTTTTCTATTGCCTTAACAAGCTTTTGAACCTGCCATTTCTTAACATCCTCAAGCCTGTATTCACCAACTATTCGTCTGCAAAACTTATCCAGAGCTATCCTCCTCCTCACTGGATCCTCAATATAACTCACCTCCGCCCACATTGCCTCAATCATTCGCAATTGCCTCGGAGTCGCATATCTCGCAGGCCTGCCTGTCAATTCATTATATCTTTCTTTATATCCCGTAGATGAATAAACCTGCTTTCCAGAAATCATTGTTCTGAAAAATCTAATCAATTCTTCAGCTTCTAAATCAGTCAAATCAAGCGAGGATCTAACGCCATAATTCGCTTCCAGTATATCCCTGTAATCTTCATCACTCATGCCTATCCTGTTCTTCAAAATATGTATAACCTTCCTTTGCTGAACTGTTGACATCTATCCCTCTATATCAAAAGAAGTTTACTCGTTTCTCTTACCAGACTCTCATTTATCTCCATATCATTAATCTGACTTACCCTTATCGTCTGAGTGATCAATTTCACTAAAGACCGCATATTACCCTTCGCCTCTCTATGAAAAACTTTGTATATCCCATTACCATTCGGTATATACGACTCAACTAATTTCCTCGTGTCATCTGCACTATTCCCTTCCAATCTGCACGCTATCCCAACCCTGGAATATAACTGCGCAAAATCCCTCTTCCTTCCCCGTATGTTTTCAATCAACACAGGCAGACCAACAAGCACTATCCCCACCTCAGCCTTATCATATATCCGCCTCAGAAGATCCAGAGCTCTTCTGGGCAAATGCTCAGCCTCATCAACTATAATCAACCGTCCAGAATTCTTTAATCTGTGCACTATATCAACAAACATCTCATGTATTCCACCATACCCATCCCCACCGGTAGCTTTATGTATCTCTCTTATCAATACCTTTGTCGTATATCCCAGATCAGCTTCAACAAATATTGTATCTGGATTCCTTCTTACATATTCCCTCAATGCCTCAGTCTTTCCTATCCCGGCTTCACCATATACCACCCCTATCTCTCCATATATCTGGCAAAATCTGCACACTTCAAAAACCTGCCTCGAAACTTTCGTATCTATATATCCAGCCTTTTTGATTTTTACATTCTTTTTTTCCTTGAATCTCTTTATGAAAGATTCCAGCCTCTCCTCAATCTTCCTGACATCACCCTTATAAGATCCATTTAAATACTGACTGAGCGCACTACTTGAATATCCAATTGATCTCGCTACATACGAAAAAGAAATTGCATTTTCCTCAATGAAATTTTTAACTCTCTCTCTCATCTCTTTCCCCCCCTTATTCTTTGAAAAATTTCTTTTATACAATCATCACACAAAATGAACTCTTTCCTGCCCACCGCAAAAACCCAGAAAAGCCTGTATGCCAGTATATACTTCCCACACCCATCACATACCCTGCTTTTCGTCCTTTTTTCTATCCCAATCTCTGCTCTCACCTTCCTATCTCCTTATTAATTCCTCAATTATTCCTACTCCTAACCTGATATAAAATGCGAAAGCGAACAAAATCCCAAAAATTATCCCCGATACTATCGCCAAAATCATCATTGGTATTCCAATTATTAAATCTTTCATTTTACTTCCTCTCACTTTATTTTCGATTAGAAATAAATCATTCTTCATTCCAGATCACTCCAGAACAACGCTATCTTTGGCTTTTCTTCCTCTACCTCTATATCCACCTGATCATCGAATAATCTCAGCCTGTTATATTTCTCAGCTTCTTCTTCTATCATCCCGGTTACATCCAGGAAAGTTTTTGCAAGTTTTATTGTCTCTTTCTTTTTATGTCTTTTATATTTAATTACTTCTTGCAGCATCCTTTTATCCTCATCATTTCCAGCAATCTTCGCCGCAGGATGTAATTTTATCGTCCTGTATGCCTCGCATACAAAATTTTCGTCCATATCAAATACAAGAATCTTATCTAAATCATGAAAATCATATTTGATTAAAAATCTCGCTCTCCCATCGGGAGATTTACCCTTTTCATAACTAAATAGCTCATCTGCATAATAATATGACCCCAGAAACCGTATCCCATTCCTGTATAGCGTCGATATCTTTTCGTTTAACATTAAGTACGCCAGTTTCTCTTCTGAAATTCGCCTGTTCTCATAGTCAGGCCTTGATTTCACTATCTCCAGACTCTCCATATACGCCTCAAGAGGACTCTTCCCATCTAAATGCCCCCGCTGAGGCCTTTTTATGTATTCATCCATCCACATATCTATCATCAAATACACTTCCTGTATAGTAGGAACCGTACTCTGTGCAATCCTCTCATATAACTGCCTGTGAAACTTCTCATTTCGACCCAATCTTGCAGGCTTGTTTTGTATCCCTGAACCTACATAAGTGGGAACCTGCTTTTCCATCTCATTTGCAACTCTGAAAAACCGCTCCACTGTCTTCGATTGTGCGTGATATGGATTGGCAAATATTACCTTCGTACCGAGCTTTTGAAATAACCCCTTTATCCCGCATTGCCTGAAATCTTTCACTCCTGTAAAGTATTTAGCCCTGAACGCCTTTCCATTATCGAGATAAAATACATACGGTACAAATCCTAACTTCAAAATTGCCTTTCTATATGCCGATGCTATTACCTGCGTGTTTTCGGTTGGCATTATATCCCACCCGAGCGGCATATTCGTTTTCATATCATATACCACTATCCAGGTCATTCGCTTGGGCTTCCCCGTAAATGGATTTAATACCTCGAAATTCAACACATGCCCATCTGCTACAACAACATCTCCAACCTCTATCTTTGTGTAGTCTCTCTCAATGTAAAAACTAACAAGATCATTTAATTTCTTCTCACCTTCCCTTGCTAATGTCCAGAAATCTATATTCCTTGTTTTCCATTCGTTTATCCATCTCCTGATCGTTATGTCCGAAGCCTCAAGCTCTCTGCCCTGCTCTTGAAGCTCCTTTCTTGCCGCCCTGATTGCCTCCTCTATGGTGGGCTTGTTTGGTTTTAGAACATTTTTCAATATGATTAAAGCATCATAACTGGAAATCTTCCTGGATCTGGAAATCACTCTATTTCTGCCTCTATTATCTCCCAATCTTTCTATCTCACCCGCCTCATATAGCTTCCTCTTTCTCTCTATCGTCTGAAATGAAATCTTACCTATTTTATTATATATCTCCGGCAGTTTACCGCTATTATAAAACTCTATAAACTCCCTCTTCGCCTGTAAGACCTTATCCTTACCAGAAAAATACTGAATATACATACTCAAAAGATCTACCCACGCAAGCGCCTTCTCATCTACTTTCGGGCTTATATCGTTATTCTTATTATACTTTACAATGTTAAAGGTATTACTAAAAACGCTTAAATTATTGCAATTTTGGTTAAAGTACTTTATTTGAGCCTCAATTGGTAAGCTTGAAAGTAGTATTTCATATCTTTTCCCGACGAGACGGCATAAATATTTCCCATTTCTACAGGCTTTTTGAACAGCTCTTGGTGAAAGTCCAGAAAGTTCGCAAAAAGTTCGCACCGAAATCCATACTTCCGACGAGACCCCTATTCTGGAATGGTTCGCATTTGTCGTTAGTAAATTGCGAACTTTTACCGTATCTCGTTGATTATCAATGGAGTTAGGGGAAATGGTGATGTTCTTAGTCCGTTCCTTAGTGTTTTCATAATTAATTGAATTACAATCATTTAACTGTTCCTTAGGTGTTCCTTTGTCCTGTTCTTTTGCATTCCTTAGTAAATTATCAATTGAAGATTTTAGAATCAGTATCTGTTTACCACCCCTACCTTTATTCGATGGCACCGCTTTATATGCCAGTACTTTTCTATAACAATATTTTCTAATAGTTCTTTCTGTAACCCTCAATATTTTCGCTGCTTCTCTAACAGTGATCCATTCCATAATTATCCTCTATAAATAAAAACCCCACCCGCAGCCGGGGGACAACTACGGGTGGGAAGGGGCAGAGGGGGTGTATGGGAGGGCAATCTACTCATCTAACAACTCCAATTGAAACCCTCTTTCAATCCCTTTCTTTATTGAAATACTCTCCTCAGCTACCCGAATCAGTATATCCTCTATTTCCTGTCTTCTCTCAAGCGTTGGATCTTCAAAATATTCTATCAGCTTTCTCACTGCCTTCGTTGTCAGTTCAGAATATTCGAATACCTGTTCTCTTTCTTTCTTTTTGTTTTTTGCAACTCTCGGCATTTTTACCAGAAGAAATCCCGCTCTATTCGCTATGTGCTTCAGAATACTATAATTCTTCGTAACTCGCATCAACGGAAGAAGATACTCCAGCGGCATCCTGGACCCAGAAGGCTCAGGCAATCCCCATCTATATAAACTGCTCTCCGACAACCCTAATTCATCTGCTATCTCACTTATCGAAATTTTAGAATGATGTAAAGTCTCGTAAATGACCTGTTTTAATGTCATTTAAACACCCTTTAATAGGAGTTTATAAGATTTTAATTGTCTTAATATTAAACTATTACTAATTTTCATTTTGATATAGTTCATTAATGAAGTCGAGGACACGATATATGTTTACATTACGATTTATGCACTTATTTACTGATTGGACGGTTATACCGAACATCCTGGCAATATCAGCCTGTGTTATGCCGTTTTTTAATAGAAGTATTTTAATATTTACAGCATCACGTTTCTTATCGCCGGTAAGGAAATCGTATTTAACGCCTTTTTTCTTGAATTTTAATTCCATTTTAAACACCCTTTAATTGTTTTTTCACATATCTTAATTTTAATATAATAAGAATTTTGCTTATTGTCAATATCTAATAAAAAAATTTCTTATTAACAATGGACGTAAAATCTATATTAGAACGAATAAAAAAATTCTATAATATAAAGGAAGATAAAGAATTAGCTAAATTTTTAGGGGTAACTCCACAAAATATTTATGATTGGAAAAAAAGAGGAACTATAAAAATCGATATTCTACTCGAAAAATGCTCAGAAATGGACCTTAATTATTTACTTCGAGGGGAATCTCTATACGATTATCAAAAAAGAAAAAGGAAATTAGAATCTCTGGTAAAAAAAATTGAGGAGATTGAAGCTGAGAATAGAGCTCTCCTACAGAAGCTTCAAGAGCTTCCTGAAGAAGATCGCCGATTTTTAGAGAAACTTATCCTCAGCTATTCACCAAAATGAACCCTGCAAAATTTCTCATTTTAAGTGAAAATACACGCCAAAACTATGCAAAAAATGCAAAAATGAGAAATCCCCAAAATTCCCCAGAACTAACTAACACACAAACACTTATAAAAAATTACCCATTTCTCATTTTGCATGAAATTTTACACCACGTAAAATTCCATTTTTGATTTAAAAAACTT